TTTGGCGTTGTCTAAGGCTTTTTTGACGGATTTGGAATAGTCATAAAAGGGGACGTCTAAAAAGCATTCCATCAAGGTTTTACCTTGAGAAGGTACGGTAAGGCGATGAAATGCAAGGTCGCTGGTGCCATTTAACCTGATGCAAGGTTGCAAGCCAAGGCGTTTAGCTTTGGTGATCAGGGCCTTGCAATCTTCAAACAGGGTCTGCATGAATGCGTCACGGTTGCGGAAAAACAGTCTGGTCTTGGCAATGCGTGCCTTTTGGACGCTATTGAAAGCGCCTCTTCCGGAGGTATTTAAACAGCCTGTTTTGCACGCTGCGGCCCACGGGCAAACGTTGCCAGCACCTGAGAGGGTGTGGGGGGCAAGGTACAAGATACCAGTTAGATATCCAACTTGCTCTCCTTTTTGGGTCTTGGCTGAGGAGTGGCCTAGCAGTTTCATTTTGGTTTGGTTTGGTTTGTAGTTTGTTGGGGGTGAGTGGTTTAACGCACGGTACCGCAGTGGCAATCAGCCATCCCACACAAAGCGCGCTTGATGCGCTTGTGTAACGCCAAAGCGTTGAGTTGGGAGCGGTTGCGGTTGTGTGGTTGGGTTGATTTGGCGCGGTAAGCGGCGCTAACTATCTCGTCCCAATCGAGTTGGGATTTGATGCGGATTGATGTCTGGTGGAATGAGTTGGATAGAGTTTGCATAATGTTTTGAGTTTGTTGGGGTTGGGCGAGTGGTTTAGCGCAGAGCATAGCAAATAGCGTTGCTACGCGTTGTACCTAGTCCGGAAAAATCACAAAACACTCTCTCTCCGGTACCTACGCGGATTGCTGTGGCGGAAAATGCCACCTTGTGTCCATAGCAATGCTTGGCGTCCACCGTGTAACGGATTGAGTTCGGGAGTATTACGCATTCTCCGAATGCCCAATGGTTTATCTTCCAAGTGCGCTTGCGTTTGGCTTTTGTTGTCATAAGGCGTTGAGTTTGTTGGGGTTGGGTTGGGTGTTATCGCATGGCTACCTTGAGCGTTACGGCGTAAGTGGTTAGGCACAAGGCACCAACGAGACAAGCCTCCACGGTTGAGAGGGGTAAAAACGCCAGTGCAAGGATGTCGGCGGTGGTGAGTAGGTTTAAGGCTAGTAGGAAGTGGCTCTCTTTCATGGGTTTGGGTGGTTTAAGCTTCAATGATGTCAAAAGTGATGTCTGCTCTATCCGTTTCGGATTCAAGGCCTTGCATAAGCGCTAGGGCATCAGCATAGGGGAGTGGATCTGAGTAGATTTGGGGCTCATGGCAGGGGACACCTACAGTTTTTCCGGTGACTATGTACAAGGGGTTGGTTTTCATTGGTTTGTGTTGGTTTGATTGCGTTGGCTCATTGCCAACGTGGTGCAAGGTTGGCGCAAAAGGGGCAGTGCGTCAACAAGGATTGTGCGAAAAGTTTGCGCGCTGGGTGGGGAGGGTGCGTTGCTTTGAGCCCTATATCAGCCGTTCTTTAGGGCTGCATGAAGTTAGACCGTAGCGTCACGGGTAGGGCAAAGGGAACGCAGAACAAGTTCACCACGTTTCTTAAGGAAGCGATTCAAACGTCGTTTGAGCGCCTAGGCGGGCCGGATTATCTTGAGCAAGTAGGAAGGACTGATCCAAAGACGTACTGCGCTCTATTGTCTAAGGTGATGCCCAAAGGTGATGCGAAGGTTGAAACAACCGTCTCCACGCTCTCCGATGCAGAAATCCGCTCTCGGGTCGCTCTAATGCTCCGCGAAGGGCTCTCGGCTGAGGTGGTGTCCACGGGCGATAGTGTTGACGTTGAGGCTGTCACTATTAAACAAGCCAAACTATAAATAAACCATGCAATCCAATCGATTCCAGTACGATTCAGGGGTGGAATCCTACTGGAAGCAGTGTTATCTTAAACGCTATCCAATAGATACCTAAAACCCCCTAGGCATTAGTGGGGACTTACAGCGGAGACGGCGGCGTCTACGCGAATGTCGCTCTTAGACCGTGAAAGAACTCAGCCCAGAAGAAAAAGCCGAACTCGTCCTCTGCCTTGAGGAGCTCCAGCGCCGTAAGCGCGAGCGCCGTTTACTCGGTTACTACCCAGACGCTGGCCCCCTGCGACGGGAGCTTTACAAGAAGCACACCGCCTTCTTCGAGGCGGGGGCGCGGTACAAGGAGCGCCTGATGATGGCAGCCAACCGCGTCGGCAAGACCGAAGGCATCGGCGGCTTCGAGATGGCGCTACACCTCACGGGCCGGTACCCCTCATGGTGGCGCGGTCGCCGGTTCGACCGCCCCATCTCAGCGTGGGCGGCAGGGGACACCGGTAAGACCTCACGGGACATCTTGCAGACGAAGCTGCTGGGCCCTGCGGGCGCCCACGGCACCGGTCTCATCCCGAAGGAGGACATCCTGAGGACGAGCGCGAAGGCAGGCATCGCTGACGCGGTAGAGATCATCATCGTCCGGCACGCCTCCGGCGGCGAGTCGCGGTTAACGCTCAAGAGCTACGACCAGCGTCGTGAGAGCTTCCAAGGGACGGAGCAGGACATCATCTGGCTGGACGAGGAGCCGCCGCTGGACATCTACACAGAGTCGCTGCTGCGGACGATGACGAACGACGGGATGGTGATGCTGACGTTCACGCCGCTCTTGGGGATGTCGGAGACGGTGATGGCGTTCTTGAAGGACGGGGAAGTCGCGGAGCGAGCGGAGGGGACGAAGTACGTGGGGATGGCGACGTGGGACGACGTGCCGCACTTGAGCACGAAGCAGAAGGAGGATTTGTGGTCGAGCATCCCGCCCTTCCAGAGGGATGCGCGCTCGAAGGGCGTGCCGCAGTTGGGGGCAGGGGCGATTTATCCGGTACCGGAGAGTGAGCTTGTGGTGCCGGACTTTGAGGTGCCGGTGCACTGGCCGCGGGTATTTGGGATGGATGTGGGGTGGAACCGGACAGCGGCGGTGTTTGGTGCGCTCGACCAGCAGAGCGACACGTTGTATCTGTACTCGGAGCACTACCGCGGGCAGGCGGAGCCGGCCATCCACGCGGAGGCGATTAACGCGCGTGGGCGCGGCATCCCCGGGGTGATTGATCCGGCGTCCCGTGGGAGAACGCAGGTGGACGGGCAGCAGTTATTTGTGCGGTACCGGCAGATGGGGCTGGACTTGACGGTGGCGAACAACGCGGTGGAGACGGGGATTTACGATGTGTGGCAGCGGATGTCGACGGGACGCCTGAAGGTGTTTAAGAGCATGACGAACTGGGTGGCGGAGTTCCGGTTGTACCGGCGGGACGACAAAGGCAGAGTCGTTAAGGAGAACGACCACTTGATGGATGCGACGCGGTACTTGGTGGTGAGCGGGCTGAATCGTGCGGCCTTGAGTTTGAAGAAGCGGATGCAGAAGATGATTGAAGTGATGCCGGTGCTGAACTTCTTCTCAAAGAAGTAGCTAGTCCAAAGCCCTCTAAGCCCCCAGTGCCGGCCCTTTGCCACCGCTCAAGCCCCCATTGACACAAACGCTTAAACCCGCATGATGAGACCATGAAGAACGACCCGGTGAAAGTGCATTCGGAGGCTACTGCCGAGTTTGACCGTATCCAAGAGGTGCTCCGCAACGAGCGTTTGCAGTGCCTGCAAGACCGCCGGTTTTGTTCTATTCCGGGCGCACAATGGGAGGGGCCGCTTTCTGAGCAGTACGAGAATCGGCCACGGTTTGAAGTGAACAAGACGCAGCTGGCGGTGATGCGGATTATCAACGACTACCGCTCGAACCGTATCACGGTGGAGTATGTGCCGCGCGAGAAGGAGTACGAGAGCTTGGCGGAGACGTGCAACGGTCTGTTTCGGGCGACGGAAGTGGATTCAAGCGCTGAGGAAGCGTACGACAACGCGTTTGAGGAGGCGGTGACGGGCGGGTTTGGGGCGTTGCGTTTGCGCAACGAGTACGAGGACGAGTACGACGGGGAATCGGACGAGCAGAAGATTTGCATTGAGCCCATTTACGATGCGGACTCATCGGTGTACTTCGACTTGAACGCGAAGCGGCAAGACAAAGCGGACGCGAAGCGGTGCTTTGTGATTACGGCGATGACCAAGGAGGACTATGAGGCGGAGTGGGGGGACGATCCGGCGACATGGCCGAAGGAGATTACGCGCACCCAGTTCGACTGGCAGACGCCGGATGTGGTGTATGTGGCGGAGTACTACCGTGTGGAGGAGAAGACGGACTACATGGTGACGTTTGAGGGGATTACGGGCGATGAGGAGAAGGAGCTTTTGTCGGTGCTTAAGGAGGGGAAGCTGGAGGAGTTGACGGCGCTTGGGTACAAGGAAGTTAAGCGCAAGAAGATTAAGCAGAAGAAGGTGCACAAGTGGATTATGTCGGGTGGCAAGGTGCTTGAGGACTGCGGTTACATTGCGGGGCAGTGCATCCCGATTGTGCCGGTGTAC